TCAAATAACCAACTTAACCCATTCCTGACCTCGAGTATCGTTATAGCGATCGGTGGTAGCCTGGACTTTATGTCCCAGTAATGTTTTTGTATCGACACCCTGTGCGCGGTACAACCGTTCTGACAGGGAGCGTTGTTCATGAAATGTTGGCGGTGTTTTTCCTGCTGGTGGAATTATTCCAGCCAGATCTCGCGCTTTGGCGAAGTAATCGCTCAGGTTGTCTTTACTCATCGGTTTTGGTTGTTTCTGGTGCCTACTATGGATTAGGTATGGACTCAACATTCTGTCCCTGCATCCATCAATAACTTCTTTTAACGATACCCCAATTTCATCGCATCGTAGCGTAAGAGGTAAGGCCAGACGCATTCCGGTTTTTCCTTGGGTTATATGTAGATGTCCATTCCATACATCTGAAAAACGCATGTGGCAAATGTCATCACGGCGCTGACCAGTAACAATCGCAAGAAGCATTGCGTTACGGATAAAGTGTTTTTCTGGCGTTGCATTATAAATTTTTTGCCAGTCTTCCAGGGTGAGTCTGGATCTGGTCACTTTAGGGATCGGTTTACGGGTAGCCTCCGGAGGATTCCATCCAGGAGGAACTTCTCCCGCATGCTGTGCTTCTTTATAAATATCAACCCATAATCCGCGATTTACTCTTGCTGTGCTGACCATGTCTTTATCCATCCACTCGTCCAGTATTAATGCAAAGTCTCTTACCTCCAGTTCTTTCAATGGGTGGTTTCCCAGGCGGGAAACCAGGTATGCAGCCATTCGCACTTTTTCTTTGTGGGTTGTAGCTGCAATGTCTCCATTTTTCAGTCGCGAATCCTGTATTTTCAGATATCGATCAACCCATGCCTTTAATCTGATACCCCGACGTTTTGTTGCTGATGGACTTTCATCAATTTTGCGCATGAAATATTCTGCTTCTGCTGCAGCTATTCGCTGATTGGCTGTTGCAGCGATTTTTTCTGCCTTGACTTTGTCTGTCCCAAGTCCGTGAAATTTTCCAGTCACAGGATTTTTATACTGGTAGTAAACCTTGCCAGTTCTGCGATCAAACTTTTCGTAAAGAGCTGCTACGTCAGTACTGTTTTTTCGTGGCCTCGGTGACATGGGTTAAAATCTCCTTCAGTGCGTCATCATCGCCAGTATGAATTTCCGGCGCAATTCCAGCTTCACCCGGTCCAACAAAGACTGCGCGGCGATCTATTAGCCAGCGACCACGAATTTTTTGTGGTCTTGGTACGATGTATCCAAGTTTTCCGTATTTCACCAGGGTAGTGTTTGTTATTGGGAGACTGAACCGCTTAGGTTTCCACTCGTCGAGCGTAATCAGGTACTGTTCGCTCATGACCATCACTCCGGAACGCGCCAGTTGCAGAATACCAACTACAACCGGCGACGGTTGAACATTAAAAATCAGCCTGATTCGGGAACAGTTTTTGCCAGATAGCTGAAACGTATTTTGCCTGGTAACGCGCATCGTGCAGGGCATTATGGCGTTCACCCTCAAATGTGATGACACTTCGAGCATCGAAATCCATCACCAGCCCCAGGGCAACAATCGTTCTTACATCACGATCATTGGTGTAACGCCACGGGCAGGGGATCTCCTGCCGTTCATATGAACGGCGTAAAATCACGTTGTCGAAGTTGGCTCCATTTCCCCAGACCTGAACAAAAAATTCACCGGAGTTTTCGTCGATAAATTCCCGTAATTGCAACAGTGCGTCATCCAACGGGATTTCATCGGTCAGAATGGCTGATTGTGCTTCCCGTGACTGTTTCAGCCACCACTTAATGGTGTCCCGATCGATGACTCCGCCTGCGGTTTCCAGATCGATAGTTTTGCTGAATTCTGGCCCCATCTCTCCGGTTGCCGGATCAAAAAACTTACCGGCCAGAGAGTTTATTGGCGCATCAGGATTTTTGCCCATTGTTTCAAGGTCAATCATCAGATGGTGCCACAACCTGCTGGTGGATGTGATAACGTGATGACCGTTCACCGTAATTAAGGGATCTGCCGTCTCGCCAGTTTCACTATCGCTGGCGTGATCCTGAGCGCTGCCAGCATTCTCCTTGTGTGGATGTTCAGCGCCTTCCATTTCCTTCGGATCATTTTCCTGAACTTCAACCTGATTCTCTTCATCGAATGTTTCCTGGTATGTTGCGTCGCCCATCACCGCGCCACAATCAGGGCAGTTGCCGCCGCCGGTCTGACCGCAGGCGGTGCAGATCTTTTCCGGTTCCTGTTGCACTACTGGTTCAGGTTGTTTCGTTTCTGGCTCGTTTTGTAACGCATTTGGGCTGTTTTGTTCCGCTTTCTGGTCGTTCTGTTCCGATTCTTGCTGGTTCTGGTTTACAGAATCGCGGGTTTCAATCCCCTTTACCCATTTCGGATCATTCGGGTCGCTAATCCCTGCAACAAATTCTCCGCGAGAGGCAGCAAGCAACTTATCGGCGTCAGGCTGGCTGATATTGGCTGCCTGCATAATTTTGTTTACTTCGTCAGCGGTAACTTTTACCGGCTCTGGTTGTGCGGTCGTGTCAGATGCACCAGTATTTTGTTGTGAACCTGAGTACGTGCCGTTTTTACGTGCGAAGTATTCCTCTTTTGTGATTTCCGTAGCTCCCAAGGCTAGTGCTTTTTCCAGACCAGAAAGTTTGTTTGCGCGACCGTATTTTTCGCCATCCTTGTCGGTGAAGAGGAAGTAGAACGGCCCCTCACGCTCTACAGATGGTTCAACTTCCACTTTGCATTCGGTTTTTTCGTTGCCCGGAATTGCCGTTTCCACTGCATCAGTTTCTGGTACTGGCGACGAGAGAGTATCAGTTGCGCTCTGATTTCTTCCTTCATCTTCAAACACGCCCTTTGTAGTCAGGTATTCAGTAATGTATTTGTTCAGTGCCACAGGGTCTTTGTGAATGTCGATCGGACGTTCACGGACAAGGCCAAAAATAGTCTGGCGGTCGTAGCGAAGGGCATCAGGCTGTTTGCGCATTGATGCCGAGATACGCTTCCAGTCTTCGCGGTCGTTGTCGATAACTTCATTTTTTGCCCAGCGATGGATGCTGCCGTCAATGTTTCCGGCATCCACATCACCAGGCCAGAGAGCGTAGGCCAGTTCGTCATCCAGTGTTTTCCATGTCTGCTTGTATTCGCGATGAATGGCAGCAATGACCGGGCTGATTTTTCCTGTTGAATTTTCAGTGTGCTGTTGATTGGTTCTGGCGCGGGCGAGATCAACAACAGACGTGTATTTTCCGGTTTCCTTGCGTTCACCTTCGCGACGTTTTTTCCAGATGCGCATCTCTGCCTGAATTTCGGGCCATTTGGCACCAGGCTTACATTTATGCTTAACCCACCCGATGGCATGCAGCTTAAGCTCCGGATACATGGCGTTAACTTCTGGCATTTTCATCAACGCTTCAACGATATGTCCGTCGAATGTTGCCATGTCTTCCTGCAACAATTCCTGCGCGCTAATCACCATATCAACGGTGATGTTTTCACATGTGTCGAACTTAACCATGACAGCGTTCTGTACTTCAGGGGCCAGCTTGTCAAAAGTGACGTTCATCGGATCTGATTCAGTCTCAACCGGGACAAAGGAAGCAGACTCCTCATCCCAGCGGTTTTCCTGCATATATTCAGCATCCCAGGAATCGAGGGCAGGGCGGGGTATACCGGGTTTATCCTCGCAAACAAGAAATTTATAAGCGCAGTCCTGAGCAGCCGGATAATGTTCCAGGAATTGCCAGTGAAATTTTGCGCGGGCGCGACGTTCATCACCGGCTTCAATGGCAGTGGCCACCGCAACAGCGCTATCTTCTTTTATGGCCTGTTCGTCAGGAATAGCAGCGCAAATAAAGATTTTACTCATTGTGTTTTAACCTCATTACAGATTTCAGGGTGAACGAATCCCTGCCATTGCTGGCATTTTTAATCCGTTGGTATGGCGTTAATATGGCTGGCGGGTTATCCAGCCGGTATTTCGTTATTCAGGTTCAGCGATACTTTTTTTAACGGGAGGCATTCACCGGGGATTTTTTGTTCGTCCCTTACCTGAATGCAGGATGACTTACTGTCATAAATTCCGGTAATCACATTTTGTGGCTCACCCGTTATAAGAAAAACGGTCATCACCAGTGCAAATGCTGAAGTCACTGCTGTTCTCCGATAATACCAAGTTCAAGAAGGGCAATTCTGGAAAGTATGGAATTATCATTGAGAAGATAAGGTTCATATTTTCTCATCTTAATGGCATCTTCCGTAAACTCCCGGTTACTGAGCAGAACACCAATATCAAAACAACCTTCAGACGTATTAACGTTTGGTAATAACGTTTCCATTATCGCGTCCTCAACAATGAATTTTGTGATGCGGTGCCTGGTGCCTCCAGGTGACGTTAACCAGTTAACAATTAACGCCGGAATACAGAAGGATGCCCGTTACGCCCCGTAAAAGACCACTTTACGGTTTTAACTGTTCCGCGTGCGCATAGCCGCATTCACCGCATCACAAAATTCACTTTAAAAAGGGTGGCAGAGCAGTCACGGAGTAGAACTGATGCCACCAAATACTACACATGGGTATTGTGGCGGGGCTGTCACTTAAGCGTATGGTCAACCTGACGACCCGGTGCATTTTCTGGAGCAATGGAGGAAGCCCCAGCCATACTTACCGCCGCGCCATTTCGCGGACTGCCACAACCGGAAGTGCACGGTCGAAGAAATTTAACGACAAGCCTTATATGCAAAGGAATCTCGCCGTGCGCTTTCGTGTTGTGTGCCTGCTTTTAACCACGTCAGGCGAGGTGGTTTCCGTCATTCCCCAATAACAGGAAATCTGTATAATCTGGATATCCCCAACAACAGGAAGGTGTTTTATATGGTGGTTCAAAAGAATTGTTCAGGTACTGGTAAGCCTGCGGACAGGGCGGACATTCCGAATACCAGGAAACATATACCTGAGAAAAACATTCGACCAAAACCATCTCCAGCTCCTTCAGAGGAGAGGGGGAACAGCAACAATCAAACAAGCAGGTGATGATATATGGACCGGGATGATATTCTTGACAGGGTTTTATATGGTTATTTTCTTGAACAACTATTCTCTGTAGCGACTGGTCGTCTCGATAAACTTTTCTCAGTGGTGAGTATTATCCTCGGTTCATCTGTCATTGGTGGATTTATTCCTGAAGTTTCTGGAGTTCTCATTGTTGTGATAGCAACCGTTCAAACGATTTACGGATTCGGACAAAAGTCAGGTAACGCAATGAGAAAATCCGCAGAATATCTGCAGCTTTATGATGATGCAGAAAAATATTCCGATTCGGAATTGAAAATGCAGTTAAAGCTCCTGGAAAAAACAGATGATAATATTTGGTCGTCGCTTAAAGATATCGCAATCTTAAAAACCCAGATCAAAATAGGAATCTCCGTAGAACAACAAGAGAAACTGTCTGCAAAATCCAAATTGATGCGATTCCTTTGTGGTTAGGAATACCCAGATTGTTAAAGAGCATGCCGAATGCTTACCCGTGTCCGGCGAACGTATTCCACTTCGCCTGTGGAGAACTCTTTAATTACTAACCTTCATCAGTCAGAGTTTCTTGCTAACCAGCGACGCGCGCCAGCTTCCGTTTTAAACGTTTTGCTTCTGGTATACGTCATCGCGGTAAACGTGCCGTCCAGGTTGGGGAATACTCCACATACCAGAGATTCGTTGTTGCCAAGCTCGATAGTATCCATGCTGACCTCATTTCCCCTTAACGCCGGGGTAGCGGAACTAAAAACCTGCTGCGCTGTTATATAAAGTGTTCCCGCCGTCATGTTCATACGCCTCGGGCTGGCTACTTAACCCCTGACCACTGCCGGGTAACTCGAAGTATTGCCTGGCGTTCTGTGGGGCGGGGTGGGGTAGTGGAAATAATCTACAATTAAAAACTGTTTTGTGTCAACAGTTTTTAATTGTTGTGTTGGGCAAAAAAAACTCCCTCGAATGAGGGAGTGTGAAAATTGTTCAGTTCAGATAGGGAAGGGAAATTGTCGGCGGGCATGCACAATATTTGCAATTTCAATGCTTGAAGCTGCTACTCGGTACAAAACAATATAATTAGGGTGAACCACAATTTCCCGCAAACCGGATACTCGATCACTTGGCGGATATAGATATGGATGCTCAGAGAGGGCTAAAACAGACGTTTCAATCCGTATTTTTAGTCTGCGTGCTGCAGGAATATTTTCCTTAGCAATATAGGCTACGATCTGACGGAAATCATCGCGAGCAGATGGTAGCCACAAAATGGGTAACATTACTCGCTCCTGTTAGTTACAGCAATTTGAGCAATAAGATTCTCCATTTCAGCCATTACCTCATCATGTGGAATTGAGGGACGAGGGTCTGCAAGGCTTGACGCCACTTTAGCGCGTAACCATTCGTTGTAACTGTTTTCTTGTTCGGTAGTTTCGAATTCTGAAACTATCGGAGAAAGGGCTGTACTCATGGCATAACTCCTCTTCTTGTACTGTGGTCACGCCCGGCGGCTTTTTTGTGCCGCCAACCACCGGGCAATGGTTTCTTCCATTGATTTTTTCTTGTCTTTGATTTCTTGAAGCATTTTTTCTTGGTCTTCCTCTGGAAACGCACTAAAAGCCTGGAGCAGTTCGCGTTGACGAGGACCAATTTTCATCGTGTCAGGGGTGAAAATTTGCTCCCCCTCTTCAGGAGGCAATAAAAACCAATGCAATGGATGCCCTGTAACCTCAACCAGTTTATCCAAACTTGAGGCTTTAGGTGTAGCCTTACCGCTGACCCATTGTTGAACAGTTTGTTGTGTCACACCAATTCTACGGGCAAGCTCAGCCTGGCTCCATCCAGTTTCCTGAAGAAGCTTGCTGATTCTGTACATAGATACTTCTAGGGCGTTCATCATTATTCAATTTTACAGGTAAATACTGTTAAAAGCATCACAATAAAAAACTGTTGATCGTGTACAGTTTTTTATTGTAGGCTTTGCTTATAGTTTTTTAGAGGAGAGCAAAATGCTAGATAGCACTCGCGAAAAAATTAGGCAGAAATACACTCAAGCTGAAATAGGTCGTTATATGGGGGTCGCTCAACAGACTGTTTGGCAATGGTTTAGCTTTGACGTTCCCCCAAAGCAGGTAATTCCGTTATGTCAGCTAATGAAGTGGGAAGTTACCCCGCATGAAATTCGCCCTGATATTTATCCTAACCCAACCGATGGTTTACCTGTTGGATTCAAGGTTAACACATCAAATGCACCGGAGTTGATTCATGAAAATCAAGCATGAACACATCCGCATGGCGATGAATGTCTGGGCGCATCCGGACGGCGAAAAAGTACCGGCTGCGAAAATTACCAAAGCGTATTTCGAGCTGGGAATGACGTTCCCGGAACTGTATGACGACAGCCATCCGGAAGCCCTGGCCCGTAATACCCAGAAAATTTTCCGTTGGCTGGATAAAGACACCCCTGATGCTGTTGAAAAAATGCAGGCTCTGTTACCGGCGATCGAAAAGGCGATGCCGCCTTTGCTGGTGGCCCGTATGCGCAGTCACAGTTCTGAATATTACCGGGAGATCGTCGAACGACGGGATCGGCTGGTGAAAGATGTGGATGATTTTGTCGCTGTAGCGATCGCCTGGGGCACCCTGACTAACAGTGGTGGTCAGCCTGGTAATGCTGTTGTTGTGCATTGACCAACAATATTTATACCGGATTTCTTCCGGAAGTTCGTGGGTAAAGTTCGGTATCAGAAGAGGTGAGTATGGCTAATGCCTGGCTCAGATTGTGGCATGACATGCCAAATGACCCCAAGTGGCGAACGATTGCCAGGGTATCAGGACAGCCAATCGCAACAGTGATGGCAGTGTATATCCACCTTCTGGTGAGCGCGTCACGAAATGTCACGACATGTCACGGCGTGTCACTACGTGGTCACATTGATGTCACGACGGAAGATTTAGCAAGTGCGCTTGATGTGACGGAAGACGTAATTGATTCAATTTTGCATGCAATGCAGGGGCGGGTTCTGGATGGTGACCTTATTTCCGGATGGGAAAAACGTCAGGTGCTGAAAGAGGACAATGGTAACGTTTCGCAAACGGCAAAATCCCCGGCAGAGCGCAAGAGAGCGCAGCGGGAGCGCGAAAAGCTGCGGAAATATGATGCTGATTGTCACGATGAGTCACGACGTGTCACGCATCTGTCACGACAAGTCACGACAGATAAAGATACAGATACAGAATTAAACCCCACACATAACGCGCGCATGCGCGAGAGTGCTCCAACCGGTGAGTCGCATGGTGCGCCGTTGCAGACAGCCGAACCTGAATACCTGGACGGCCTGAGCGAACCGATCGGGAAATTTTCGATGACTACTGTCTGGCAGCCGTCGTCGGATTTTCGACAACGGGCAGCAGTGTGGGGTATGGCTCTGCCTGAGCCGGAATTTACACCTGCAGAGCTTGCCGCATTCCGGGATTACTGGATGGCGGAGGGGAAGGTTTTCACACAGGTTCAGTGGGAGCAGAAATTTGCCCGCCACGTGCAGCACGTCAGGACACAGGTAAAACCAGTCAGCAAGGGGGTAAGCCATGCAGCATCAGGTGGCACGGCATCACGGGCAGTTCAGGAAATCCGGGCAGCACGCGAACAGTGGGAACGAAACAACGGATTTATCAGCAACGGAAATGGCCTGGAAGCTGTGGGAGCTTATGGGGGAGGTGTATTCGAACCGCTGGACCCAGAAGAACGGGGCCGCACCTTCGAAGCTCTGGATTGCCCAGATTGGCGCGATGACTGAACAGCAAATCCGGCTGGTCTGCCGTCAGTGCATGGACCGCTGCCGGGCGGGTGAAACGTGGCCCCCGGACCTGGCTGAGTTTGTTGCGCTGATTTCGGAGAGTGGGGCAAATCCATTTGGTCTTACGGTGGATGCCGTGATGGAAGAGTACCGGCGCTGGCGCAATGAATCCTGGCGATACGACGGGAGTGATAAATACCCGTGGCCTCAGCCTGTGCTGTACCACATCTGCCTCGAAATGCGTACCAGAGGGATTGAGCGCCAGATGACGCAGGGTGAGTTAAAACGACTTGCGGAACGGCAACTGACGAAATGGGCAAAGCATGTTGGTAACGGGATGAGTGTTCCGCCAGTGCGACGACAACTGGAAGGGGCGAAACACCCGCAAGGGCCAACGCCAATTGAACGGCTGAAACAGGAATACGAACGCCGGAAGGCAGCTGGTTTTATTTGAATCTGAGAAACGATTTTGTCGGAGGAAATTTTAATGGAAACCGTATTTGACGCACTGAAAGCACTGAAAAGAGCCTCTTCACAGGTAGTGGCGGCCCGCCTTGGAATCAGCCGTGAAGATGCGGTCAACGAACTGTGGAAACTGAAGCGCCGCGGTGAAGCGGATAACAAGGGTTCGATGTGGTGGCTGATTCAGGCTGGTGAAAGTGAACCGGTGTCACCGGTACCGAAAGTGACAGCGCAAATGCTGACTGAGGCGATTGAACAACATGGCCCACAAACGGCGGATGAGCTGGCACTGATGTTCGGGATTACCTCCCGCCGGGCGAATTCATCGCTGGCCATGGCAATCAGCAAAGGGCGTCTGATTCGCGTGAATCAGGGTGGTAAATTTCGTTACTGCATACCGGGCGCTGATTTACCGGCAGAGCCGGAAGCTGCATCCGTAGCGGAAACCGATGGTAAAGCCTTTCCTCAGCCAGCAGGTGTTGCGTTACCAGTACAGGAAATGATGGCACAGGAAGAAATGAAAACAGAAATCGTGGAAGACATTGTGAGGTTACAGCCATCGATCACCGAAATGAAAGCAGATGACCTGATTCTACCATCGCTGCATGTGGCTAACCGCGAGCTGCGCCGGGCGAAAAGTGATGTCCAGAAGTGGGAGCGAGTCTGTGCTGCGCTGCGGGAACTGAACAAACACAGGGATATTCTCCGGGATATTACCGCCACCAGAGAGCAGCAGCGGTGAGTGGCTGGAAGAAGTGGCGCTGGGCTGAAATCCTGATACTCCGGCAGTGTGCGGGAACGATGAGAGTCGAAAGCATCGGTTATCTGATTGGTCGTAGTGAGTCAGCCGTCAGGACGAAAGCGCGGGAACTGGGTATCAGCATGATTTTACGGGGTGATTTTCACCCGTCGGCAAAATATTCACAGCGTGATATTGAGCTGGCGCGGCAACTGCATCAGCGTGGCGTACCCCGACGGGAAATTGCCGAAAAGTTTGGGATGAAGTTGGGCGCAGTGAATAACTACGTTTATTTCGACAGGAGGGTTCAGGAGTGAGGGTGAGGATTTATATCGCCGGTCCGATGACGGGATATGAAAATTTCAACCGCGAGGCGTTTCACAGGGCGGAAGATGCGCTGAAACGGGAAGGGCATACCGTTTTAAACCCGGCAGTACTTCCGGACGGGCTGACTCAACCACACTACATGGATATTTGCATGGCAATGCTCCGTTGCGTGGATGCGGTTTACATGCTGAAAGGCTGGCAGCAGTCGGCAGGTGCAAGGGCTGAGCTGGCACTGGCGGAGAAACTGGGCCATGCGGTGATTTTTCAGGAGGTGGGCAGTGAATATTGACCCGGCGATAACGATTGATATGGCCCTGAACACCGGCCTAGCACTTCTTGGTTATCTCTACATCATGTTCTGCAGCGGACGATGGCTGTCACTGTTGTTCAAAAATGGAATAAACGCCGTAAGCAGGAGCAACGCCAGAAGGCAATGGATGCATTTTTCGAAGCCTTCGGGATTGACAGCATGGAACCAGGGGATCCAGCTCGCGTAATTAGCAGAGGTGACGTTGTAATTCTTGTATAACGGAATGAAGAGAAAAATGAGCGAGATTAACTATCAGGTACTGCGTGAAAAGGCAGAGAAAGCAACTAAAGGAAGCTACATCGTAGGGCATACATCTGTTAACCAACACGGCAATTTAACAGGAGTTTTTGTTTGTCAAAAATGGAAAGGAGAACCCGGTGGCGTGATTGCGGAATGTCATATTAACTGCCTGATTGAAACAGATGCTCAGGCTTATGCAAACGCTGAATTCATAGCAGAGGCTAACCCGGCTACCGTGCTGGCACTACTGGATGAACGGGAAAGGAACCAGCAATACATCAAACGCCGCGACCAGGAGAACGAGGATATTGCGCTAACGGTAGGGAAGCTGCGCGTTGAGCTTGAAGCAGAAAAACAGCGGGCAAAAGTTCTATTTATGGAAAATGCTCGGCTTAAGTCAGGCATAGCCGGTCTGATACACCTCGGTATTCGATATGCAGATGTTGAGGTCATGAAAATTGCTGGAGATGCCCAGCTTTCTACCCCATGCACTGACAGCATCATAAACAGCATTGCAACGGGCATTCGCATCAAAGGAGAGTGATATGAACGGACAAATCTCAATTGTTCGACCGGGAGCATGTGACGATCGCGAGATACGAATGATTATTCGTCTGGCGATGGGGAGAACAATAACAGCTCTCATTACTCCAGAAAATCTCGCATTAGCTTTAACCGGAAAGTCAGAACTGCCAGTGGAGCTAAAACTGCGAAATGTTGAGATTAAGGTGAAATAGCTATGACCACTATTACCAAAGAACGTATTGAATTGTTCATTAAAAATCCGCTTGAAAACGGGCTTACTCGTGGCGAACAAATGGAACTGGCACGAATTGCACTGGCATCACTGGAACGCGAACAGATTCGCCACGAGCATGCCAAATGGTCTGACTCCACATTTGGCTGCGTTGGCCCCATTGGTCCACTGAAACACCTCTCAAAAGAGGCACTGGAAGCCGCAGCCGAACCAGACGATCTTAGCGAGTGGGCTGATATGCAGTTTCTGTTGTGGGGTGCACAGCGCCGTGCTGGCATCAGCGATGCTGAAATTACCGCTGCTATGGAAGATAAATTGAAGATCAACATGGAGCGCCAGTGGCCTGAGCCAAAAGATGGTGAGCCTCGCTTGCACATTAAAGAACCCGGCAACTCTCCGGTAATTCCGGATGGTTTATCCACGGTATGCGCTGAGGCTTATCAGGTTGTAGGAGTTATGGCAGATGCGCTTGGTGTATTCGGTGATGCAGCAGTACAGAAAGTTCTGGATAACCTGTCACAGCAAAAACTTGTTCACAGAGATGTGCTGCCGTTCTCGCTTCCGGTAACTCCGGATGGTTGGATAAGCTGTAGTGAGCGAATGCCGGATGATGGTCAGCACGTAATTATTTTATGTGATGGCGCATTCGTTCTTTATGCGCAATATCGAGACGGTGAGTTTTTTGATGTAGTCCGTAATGGTGATGAATTTTTCGAAACACAGAGCCGCAATGTAACCGACTGGATGCCGTTACCAGAACCGCCGCAGGAGGTGCGCCAATGATCTGGCCTGAAGCATTTGCAATTACAGGCGTTGCTATGGCTATCGCTTTTTTAGTATATGTTATTTGTCGGTGTGGGTAAAAGCGTTCGCCGGGATTAACACCAAAGGAGGGAATGTGTCGGATGATATCTCACTGGCAATGGAAGGTGCGCTGGCTGTTATTGCTGTTGTGGGTGTTTACTGCCTGGTTGTGTTTTTGATGGATCGACTAGGGAACTGAATTCATTACGATATGGGAATTCCCATATCGGGTAAAAACGGTTTGCGGTAAAGCGAGAGTTAAGTAGAATTGCTGCGGGTGCTTGAGGCTGTCTGCCTCGGGCATGCCACCGTAAGGCAGACAGAGAAAAGCCCCAGTTAACATTATGCGTCTTGCAGGACGCTTAACATTAATCTGAGGCCAATTTCATGCTAGTCACATGTAGGTTAGCCTCTTACACGCCGAAAGGCAAGGAGAAGCAGGCTATGAAGCAGCAAAAGGCGATGTTAGTCGCCCTGATCGTCATCTGTATTACCGTCATTGTGACGGCACTGGTAACGAGGAAAGACCTCTGCGAGGTACGAATCCGAACCGGCCAGACGGAGGTCACTGTCTTCACAGCTTACGAACCTGAGGAGTAAGAGACCTGGCGAGGGAGAAATCCCTCGCCACCTCTGATGAGTCAGGCATCCTCAACGCACCCGCACTTAACCCGCTTCGGCGGGTTTTGTTTTTTCCTGGCATTCTGGTTTACAATTCGCACGCCAGCCTGAACAACTGGCACCTGCTGCGCCAGCAGAGACAACCGATGGCGCACGATACCAAATTACACAATTCTAATGATTCTGCCGTCTTTGCCAGCAGGTGCGGACGGCGTTTTCACGCATTCAAATCAGACTGGTTCCAGCATCCTCCATGCACTGAAGAACAGGCCGAATGGCTGATTCAGAACTACCGCAGACGTGGGTATGAGTTTAGGAAAACCCTCAGCCTCGATTATCGTCACTGGATAATCTCCGTCAGGCTTCCTTACTCTGAACGCCCACCGCGTCCGTCCCGCACATTCCAGCAACGCATCTGGAGGTAACGTGCGGGTATTACTTCGACCTGTTCTGGTACCGGAACTCGGGCTGGTGATCGTTAAGCCGGGCCGTGAATCCATGCCGGTATTCCACAATACCCGGGTACTGGTGGAGCCGGAACCGAAAAGCATGCGTAATCTGCCGTCCGGAGTCGTTCCTGCCGTTCGACAGCCGCTGGCAGAGGATAAAACATTACTGCCATTTTTCAGCAACGAACGGGTGATTCGTGCTGCGGGTGGCGCTGGTGCACTGTCTGACTGGTTATTACGTCACGTGAAATCCTGCCAGTGGCCACACGGTGATTATCATCACAGTGAAACCGTCATACATCGTTACGGTACCGGCGCGATGGTGTTGTGCTGGCACTGCGACAACCAGCTGCGTGACCAGACATCCGAATCACTCGAGCAACTTGCTCATCAAAACCTGTCAGCATGGATGATTGACGTCATCGGTCACGCAATAAGCGGTACGCAGGAGCGTGAATTATCTCTGGCTGAATTATCCTGGTGGGCGGTCTGCAATCAGGTAGCGGACGCACTACCGGAGGCTGTATTACGCCGCTCACTGGGATTACCGGCGGAGAAAATCCGCTCGCTTTATCGCGAGAGCGACATCATACCGGGAGAGCAGACAGCCACCAGCATACTGAAGCAGCGCACAAAAAATATTGCGCTACCACTTCACGCCCACCAGCAACAAATCCGGCCACAGGAAAAGACGGTGGTCAGCATTGCCGTTGATCCGGAGTCACCGGCTCAGTATCTCCAGCGCCAGAAACCACAACGGGAAGAGATGCCTGTATACACGCGCTGGGTAAAAACGCAGAAATGCATGACGTGCGGTAATCAGGCAGATGATCCGCATCACATCATTGGTCATGGACTGGGAGGGATGGGAACAAAGGCTGACGATTTGTTTGTTATTCCGTTGTGCCGTAAATGCCATAACAAACTACATGCCGGAGTAAAAGATTTTGAAGAAAAACACGGCAGTCAGCTGTTGTTGCTGATTCGTTTTTTAATGCACGCGAGAAATTCGGGTGTTCTGAAGTGGAAAGCATAAATGACCGAACGCATAGAATTTGTTTTGCCTTACCCGCCGACGGTGAACACTTACTGGCGACGCCGTGGCAGCACATATTTTATCTCGGAGGAGGGAAAGCGTTATCGCCGGGCTGTGGCGCTTATTGTTCGCCAGCAGCGGCTGAAATTAAGCCTGTCCGGAAGGCTGGTAATCAGGATTATTGCAGAGCCACCGGATAAGCGTCGTCGTGACCTGGACAATATTCTGAAAGCACCGCTGGATGCGCTGACGCACGCGGGGTTGTTAATGGACGATGAGCAGTTTGATGAAATCAATATTGTACGTGGCCAGCCAGTATCTGGTGGACGTCTGGGGGTGAAGATTTACCCCATAATGCTTGAAGGGCAGGTCAAAAAATGAAACTGGAAGATTTACCGAAATACTACTCCCCAAAATCCCCCGGCCTGACTGATGCATCGGCCTCAACGTCGAAAGATGCGCTGAGTATCACTGATGTGATGGCCGCGCAGGGCATGACACAGAATCGGGCTGAGATGGGGTTTTCTGCGTTCCTTGGGAAAATGGGCATTAGTATGAATGACAGAGAGCGGGCAACAGAATTGCTGACAGAATATGCACTCAGTCGGTGTGATCGCGTGGCGGCGTTAAGAAAACTCCCGGCAGAAATAAAACCGGCAGTGATGCGTATTATGGCTTCGTATGCGTTTGAAGATTATGCCCGTAGCGCGGCGAGCAAAAAACAGTGCCCCTGCTGTCACGGAAAAAAATTTATTGAAAGCGAGGTTTTTACAAACAAGATCCAGTATCCGGATGGTAAGCCGCCAGTGTGGGCAAAGTGCACAAAAGGCGTGTATCCGTCTTACTGGGAGGAATGGAAAAAAGTCAGGGAGGTGGTAAAAGTTGCCTGTCCGGAGTGTGGAGGGAAGGGAGAGGTATCCACTGCCTGTAAAGATTGTCGTGGGCGCGGTGTTGCCATTCATCGTGAAGAGTCGGAAAAACAGGGTGTGCCGGTTTTCAGAAACTGTCAGCGTTGTGGTGGGCGTGGCTATGAAAGATTACCTTCAACGGAGGCATTTAATGCCATATGTAATGTAACCGATGCCATATCTCTTGATACATGGAAAAAAACAGTTAAACGTTTTTACGATACGCTGGTGGTGCAGTTTGATATTGAAGAAGCATGGGCAGAACAACAACTGAAAAAGGTGACCAGATAGCTTTGTTGATTTTTCCCGAATCTGTGGTAAATTTGCCCTAACGATGGGCGTTTTATGCCTGACGTTAGAAGATTTTTTACACCCCGCCGCCTGGCGGGTTTTTTATGACTGAAATCGCGTCAGTACAGTAAACGCGCTGGTGGCGGTGAATACCTGTCTTTCAGCTTGCTGGCTTTTTCGACAAGAGTTATTGGTGTGTCACGTTAACCGGAAAAGGGAAAAAGACATGCTGAAACAGCAGGATATGACCGAAACCGCCAGAGTGGTGTTTAATGAATTAAGTGCCACCGAACCGGCGACAGTCGGGGAGATTGCGCAGAATACTTACCTTTCACGTGAACGCTGCCAGTTAATACTGACCCAGCTTGTTATGGCGGGGCTGGCAGACTATCAGTTCGGTTGTTACAGACGCCTTCAGTCCTGAAGGCTTTTTTATTTGTGGTAAATGGGCGGCTGGTGGGTGTTAGGGGCACTCACCAGCCATCTGCTCATGCGTCCGGATCACAAGCAAACCTCAGGCCCACTGCTTTGCGCAAAAGCAGAATGAGCCTATCAGAGACAGGCTTAATGATCCATGCTTAGTACTGTAAAAATATCCAGTTGTGAGTTAATCAACGCCGACTGCCTGGAATTTATCCGGTCGTTACCCGAAAATTCTGTTGACCTGATAGTCACGGACCCGCCGTACTTTAAAGTGAAGCCTGAGGGCTGGGATAACCAGTGGAAGGGCGACGATGATTACCTGAAGTGGCTGGACCAGTGTCTTGCGCAGTTCTGGCGGGTGCTGAAACCTGCCGGAAGTCTTTACCTGTTCTGTGGCCATCGCCTGGCGTCTGACATTGAAATCATGATGCGTGAACGCTTCAATGTGCTGAACCATATTATCTGGGCGAAGCCGTCCGGACGCTGGAACGGGTGCAACAAGGAAAGCCTGAGGGCATATTTCCCCGCCACAGAGCGCATTCTGTTCGCGGAACATTATCAGGGGCCGTATCGCCCGAAAGATGCCGGGTATGAGGCGAAGGGCAGGGCACTGAAACAGCATGTGATGGCCCCGCTGATTTCTTACTTTCGTGATGCGCGTGCTGCCCTGGGGATAACGGCAAAACAGATTGCTGATGCCACAGGAAAGAAAAACATGGTGTCGCACTGGTTCAGTGCCAGCCAGTGGCAGCTACCGGACGAAAGCGATTATCTGAAATTACAGGCGCTGTTTGCCCGGGTGGCAGAAGATAAGCATCAGCGCGGAGAACTGGAAAAGCCACATCACCAACTGGTCAGCACATACAGTGAACTGAACCGGCAGTATACGGAACTGCAGAGTGAATATAAGCATCTGCGGCGGTATTTTGGTGTGACGGTGCAGGTGCCGTACACCGATGTGTGGACGCATAAACCGGTGCAGTACTATCCCGGGAAACATCCGTGCGAAAAACCGGCAGAAATGCTGCAGCAGATAATCAGCGCGAGCAGTCGTCCGGGTGACCTGGTTGCAGATTTCTTCATGGGGTCAGGTTCGACAGTCAAAGCAGCGATAGCGCTGGGACGTCGTGCAACTGGCGTTGAGCTGGAGACTGAGCGTTTTGAGCAGACGGTCAGGGAAGTTCAGAATTTAGTCAGTCAGAACGGATGATATTGCAGAATTAGTTACGTACCGTTATTATCCTATGCCCGGCCCTTTAGCTCAGTGGTGAGAGCGAGCGACTCATAATCGCCAGGTCGCTGGTTCAAATCCAGCAAGGGCCACCATATCACATACCGCCATTAGCTCATCGGGATAGAGCGCCAGCCTTCGAAGCTGGCTGCGCGGGGTTCGAGTCCTCGATGGCGGTCCATTATCTGCATTATGCGTTGTTGGTTCTGATGAGTGAATCATTGTCTTTTGAGCAACAGGCTATCATATAAGATAGCCTCAGACTTCCTTGTTTATTCTCGCCGGATGCTTCGTAGATATTTGCAGGCATCTGTATGCAGGGGTATTATTGCGGCATATATCATCCGGAAAAATAAAAACTACATGCTGATCCGGAGATGATAGTTACAAGTCCTCCCGGATCCCGCATATTTACTATATTTTATAGATAATTGTTCTTGTTAATATGGAGATGGATAAATGTATTGCCGTGCTGTACCAGTTCTTGTTTTGATATTAGCCAGTCTGACAACTGGCTGCACAAAAGATGTATCGACAAATAATTATGATGCTTCTCTGTATCACTCAGATAAATTAATAAAGTCGCAAAATTTGAGCTCATCGGAACGTACCCCTGATGCCAGTGAAGAAATCAGGCAGTATGCCATTCAGGTCAGGAAAGCCATAGAAGAACAGTTAAAGGATGCGAGTAAGTATTCAGGAAAAGAGTGTTCACTGAGAATGTATATGGCCCCGAATGGTCTTCTGCTACAGGTTAAAAGAGAAAGCGGTGATCCCGATTTATGTCGTGAAGCGATGAATGCAGTAAAGAATGCTGATATACCATCACCACCGTCTTCAGGAGTATATAAAGCATTTAGAAATGGCGTGCTGGATTTTAAACTCTGACAGGGGGAGAAGATTTTCTCCTGTCCTGATGATTTTGGGGCGCTGGAAAGATATTGTGCTGTGAAGTGTTAAATTCCTCACAATTCAGTAAGTTGACAGTTGCCTGTCAGACTGAGCATTTGTTAAAAAAATTTCGCATGGTGAATCCCCCTGTGCGGAGGGGCGACTGGTGAACGGTATGATCTCTTTGATGATCGTAAGCGAGAATATGCGGGTTTAGTGTCACCGGGCTGAACTCACCGGGAGGCACCCGGCACCATGCAATGGCACATAGCGCCACTCTCCAGCCCCTCTCCGGAGGGGCTTTCTTGTGGGCAAAAAAAAAGCCCGAGTGGGTTCGGGCAACAGCATGAGATATACATTTTTATAATCGAATGGATTTTAACCAGAATTCATAAGGCTGCGCAACTGCGCGGCCTTTTTCGTATTGCGGGCTGTAGTCTTCCTCCTGCCATTGTCCTGTAACTTCCGGACTTCAGCCCGCCCCTCATCTGACTCACAACATTATCCCGACCGGGAGGATTCATGACATTTAAACACTACGATGTGGTCAGGGCGGCGTCGCCGTCAGACCTTGCGGAGCGACTGACACAAAAACTGAAGGAGGGGTGGCAGCCATTTGGCAGCCCTGTCGCCATCACGCCTTATACCCTGATGCAGGCCATTGCGGCGGAAGGTGATGTCACCACACCTGTGGTGGTGAAGCCGTCGGATGGAGAAGGCACAGTTATCAGCACCACCAGCGAACCGGAGTATTACTTTGTTGTTGTTCTGGCGGGGCAGTCAAACTCAATGTCTTTTGGGGAAGGGCTGCCGCTGCCGGAGACATATGACCGTCCGGACCCGCGTATTAAACAGCTGGCGCGTCGCAGTACGGTGACGCCGGGTGGTGCCGCCTGTAAATATAACGACATCATTCCGGCAGACCACTGTCTGCATGATGTGCAGGATATGAGTAACCTGAATCATCCTGAAGCGGACCTTAATAAAGGGCAGTACGGTTGTGTGGGGCATGCTCTGCATGTTGCCAAAAAGCTGCTGCCGTTTATGCCTGCGAATGCGGGTATCCTTCTTGTTCCATGTGGCCGTGGCGATTCGGGATTTACTGCGGGGGCCGAGGGGGCGTTTAACGCAGCGTCGGGAGCGACCGCAGGCTCGTCCCTGTGGGGGGCGGATAAACCGCTGTATTATGACCTGGTCAGCAGAACCCGTGCGGCCCTGAAGAAAAATCCGAAGAACGTGCTGTTATCAGTGATTTGGATGCAGGGAGAAAAAGATGTCAGTTCGGGGAGACATGCAGAACACAATGCGCTTTTCCTTGCCATGGTAAATCAGTTCCGTACGGAACTGGCAGATGTGGCAGAGCAGTGTACTGGCGGGACAACGGCCAGCGTCCCGTGGATTTGCGGTGATACCACGTACTACTGGAAGGAAAGGTATGCAGCGCCGTATGAGGCGGTTTACGGTGGGTATAAAGGCAAAGCTGCGCAGAATATTCACTTTGTGCCGTTGATGACGGATGAGCATGGTGTGAATGTGCCGACAAACGAGCCGTCAGAAGATCCGGACATTATCCCGGCGGGATACTATGGCGCTGCGTCACGCACTGCCAGTAACTGGACGTCAGCCGATCGTAAAACGCACTTCAGTTCATGGGCGCGAAGAGGCATTGTTTCAGACCGCCTGGCAGGTGCCATTTTGCAGTACGCCGGGCGGACATTATCGTTCCTTACCGGGCAGAGCGCACCGCAGTCGGGTGGTACAACTCCCGGTGATGATGTCAGTCCGGGGGTACCGGGTGTTGAGAAACCGCAGGATGGCGGTGTTGCTGGTACTGGTCATGATGAGGCCGTGAGCAGTACCAGGACGGTGGCTGAATATGATGCGAACAGTGGAAATGGTGTATGGACAGAGCAGCAGTGGGGGGCTGCCGGTGGCAAAGGCACTGTGACTGATGACGGTGGACGGAAAGCGCTGCGACTGGAAAAACAGCCCGGTAAACTGACGTCCTGGAAAATGTTCTGTACTGTTGCAGTGGAGGAGGCAAAAAATCTTCTCAGCAAGGGGGGTGAAATTGCCGTACGGTTCAAAATTCCGGATGGAAGCGAACTGGTGAACGGACAGTTTGTCTTTGGTCTCTACTGGCCGGTGTCGCAGTGGGCGTCAGGCGCGGCAGCAAACAGTATGCTGGCATCATTCTTCCTTCAGACGGATGCATCAAATCTGAATCTTATGCACCACAAGGGCACGTCGAATGCACAACTGGGTACATTTGGTGCGTTTGACCATAACTGGCATACGGTTGTTTTCCGCTTTGCGGGAAATAACAGCGAAAGAGTCGTTCCGGTGATTGATGGTACAGAGCAGACGGCGTTTGACCTTGTGATGTGGACAAATGATGGCTTTACAGCAGATACGCTGACGCTGACAGATATCACGGGGGCAAAAGCGACGTATCCGATACTGCTTGATACGGTCACAGTCAAAGTTAACGAAAGCCGGGCATCATCATAACCGGCAAAAAAAACCGCCAGCGGCAGGAACGGAAGCTGGCGGAGGTAATCCCAATGGAGAATGTAAAGAAAAGATGCTTTCGTATATCGGTTTTTAAATGAAAACAGTTCTCATTGTCAACCATAACGGTAAGAAACTATGACATTTGTTCATCAGGTGATGCTGTACTTCTGTACGGCGGTCTGTGTGCTGTATCTTCTTTCGGGTGGGTACAGGGCAGTGCGCGATTTCTGGCGCAGGCAGATTGATAAAAGGGCCGCAGAGAAAATCAGCGCCAGTCAGTCAGCCGGAGCAAAAACAGAAGCCCCACTCATTCCGGAACAACCTTCTTAATAACCCCTTTCAACGAGAAAATCCTATGTCAGAAATAAAATCGCTGGTCACTGCTGAGGCAGTGAAGGAAGTCCTGCGCTCTGAAGAAGTCCGGAGCGCACTGAAACAGCAACTTCGGCAGAACCTTGAGGCGCGTCTTGATGCAGAAGTGGAT